TAGCAGATCAGTTCAAAGATTTTTGGTGTGCTAAACCTGGCAAAGATGGGGTGAAATTGGATTGGGCAGCCACTTGGCGTAATTGGGTGAGAAATCAAAAAGCTCCAAAGATGAACCCTGCCGATATTGTCAGAGTTACTGTTGCCCCATCCAATTTGCCAGACCCTGCATTGGAAAAGATTAAGGCAGATGAAAAGAAAGCCGCCCCCATGCCTGACCATATCCGACAGGCTATGGAAGCTTTGAGGAGAAAAGCTTGACACACGCAGAAGCAATGAGAATCTTGGATAAGGTAAGAGATGGAGTGCCCTATCCAATCAAAATAATCCGCATGGCCTTGGAGCTTACTGGTGACTTACAGCAGACGCAATCTTGAAAACCCAAGCGATAGGGTCATCCTAGAGCAAGCAGAAGCTCGTGAGCTATATCGCAATTGGGAATCATCGAAAAATGCAGACTTGATTCGAGCCAGACTTGAAAGAGCTGAACGAATTTATGGATCTGGCGCAAGAGACAGAATTCGAGGTTACATGAACAAAATCAAAGATGGAAGTATTGAATGAACTATTTATCGGTATGCAGTGGAATTGAAGCGGCAACAGTAGCTTGGCATCCATTAGGTTGGAATCCTGTTGGCTTTTCTGAAATTGATTCTTTTCCGAGCCAAGTATTGAAACATCATTATCCAAATGTCCCAAACCATGGCGACATGACAAAATTTAAGGAGTGGAAAATTGAACCAAATGTCGATGTTTTCGTTGGAGGAACACCATGCCAGTCTTTCTCAGTCGCAGGACTCAGAAAAGGATTGGATGACCCACGTGGTAACCTCATGCTTACCTATCTTGCCATTGCTAAACAATATCGCCCCCGCTGGTTGGTCTGGGAGAACGTCCCTGGCGTTTTGTCCTCCGCTGATGGACGGGACTTTGGTAGCTTCCTCGGAGGGTTGGCAATCTGCGGGTATGGGTTCGCATACAGGGTGCTTGACGCTCAATACTTCGGAGTGGCCCAAAGACGCAAACGTGTGTTCGTTGTCGGATATCTTGGAGATTGGCGACCTGCCGCAGCGGTTCTTTTTGAGCGAGAGAGCTTGCAAGGGAATTCTCCACCGAGCCGACAAAAGGGGGAAGGAGCTTCCTCCCGCTCTTCTTCAAGCGTTGACGAAAGTGGCATCCAGCTCACTGTAGGCACTTTATGTGCTGACACACACCCTGGCAGTTACAGTGGACAAGATGCCTACACTGGCAGATTAGTGCCAACTGGCGTGCCAGATGTTATGGCTACTTTACTGTCCTCTACGGCAGGAATTTCTAGACCTGGCAATGCCGTTACAGAGCATGAAACATACATCCCAATGACAAGTCAGGTTTCCGCTTCTTCGGAGATGGAATCAATGGCATTTGAAAATAATCGCAGGGATGGAGTTCGTTTGTATGGGGACATCACAAACACTTTGCAAGCATTTGCAGGGACAGGTGGCGGGAATACTCCAATGGTTCAAACAACAATGGCGGTTCGTAGACTAACCCCTGTCGAGTGCGAAAGACTTCAAGGGTTTCCAGACCATTACACCGATATCAAACCAAAGGGAAAGCAAACCCCTGATGGTCCAAGATACAAAGCACTAGGGAATAGCATGGCAGTTCCAGTTATGAACTGGATCGGACAAAAAATACAAAAAGTTGAGGATTTAATTAAATGACATTCATGCTGACTTACATGGTTGAAGGCAACCCAATCGGTAAAGGCCGACCAAAATTTGCTAGGAGGGGGAACTTTGTTTCTACCTACACCCCCACCAAAACCAGAGATTACGAAACTGTAATCAAAGAGGCTGCCCAAAAAGCCATGGGAAGCAATGCAGTTTTGGAAACGCCTGTAACAGTCGCAATCTACATCACAGTACCAATCCCTGCCTCGTACTCCAAAAAGCGCACAGAAGCCTGTTTAAAGGACATTGAGAGGCCAACAAAGAAACCAGACATCGACAACATTGCTAAATGCTTCTTAGATGCCATGAACGACATTGTTTACAAAGACGATACCCAAGTGCTAACCCTCCATGTGACCAAAGTTTATGGCACTGTAGGGATGGTGGAGGTCATGGTCAGGGAAGATTTGGACTAAGGGTAAACACCTACACATTTAATCAAGATTTCAAGTTACAGTCACGACATCAACAAATTTTTAAGGAGAAAGTAATGCACACAATCAATTTTGAAGCCAAAACAGGTTCAGGTGATGTAGAAGTCAAAGTCACTATGTCTTTCAAGGCAGACAAGTACTCATCTTGGTCTGAGAACATTGAGATGGTTACCTACAACGGCATGGACATCATGGGCTTAATGACAGATGAGCAGTTCGCTGACCTTGAAGCCAAAGGCGTTTTAGCCATTGAAACCCAGCGTCATTGGGAAATTGTGAACTACGAGCCATGAGCAATAAAGTAATTTGGACACTAGTTGGCATTTACCTTGCCATCAGTTGGACTTACATCATTGGACTATTTTTATGAACACACCCATGCCTGACGATTACATCAAACGCCACCTCGGACCATGGAGGTCCTTGGAGGAGATCATTCGGTGGGTAGAAGCCTACCATGGCATCTATGAGCCTAAATCTTGCCCACCCTGTAACAACCACTGTAACCAAGGCAGAGACTGCCCCGCTAGAAAATGATGCCACAAATAGACATTGGCGCAAGATTTGCCAATCACAAATTCAAGCTTTGTACCAAATGCGACATAAGCAAACCACCTGAAGGTGGAATTGACATGGGACACAAATGGATCTGCCAATCGTGTTGGAACAAGCGCATCACAGGCAAATACCTTAGACAGAATCAAGTAAAAAATGCGTAAACGCACTAAACGCAAAATGTGGAATCTGATTGACCCAATCCAACATGGGATTGTGGGGGCAGCCATTACCCCAAGACAGACTTTGGACAAGCTGAGAATGACAGAATATTCCGCACTGGACGCAATGACCAAAGGCGCAGGTACAGTGCAGGATTGGCGCACATTGGTAGATGTTTTGAACCTGTCAGAAGTGATGGCCAAAGCAGGTGTGGGTCCTGAAGTCCTGCCTGTATGTGAGAAGGCCCAAGATGCCCTGCACAAGGCGGCCATGCGCTACCAGGCAACCATGAAAATGGGTTTAGATGGGCTTGGCATTCAAGCCATTAGGGAATTGATTGAATATGCAGACCTTCAGCAAGGCAGTATTTGCCGAAGTGAATTTGAGAAATATGTGAAGAAAACTAGAGACTACATCAGATCAAATAACGACAGGGTGGTAGAAATCGTATGAGCTTGATAAGCAATATCCCATCGGAAGCCCTTGCCGAAGCATGGGAGATCATGGAGCGCAGACGTAAGGAAGAGCTATCCAAAAAGTTGGGTAGAACTGTAGGCACATGGGGTGGCAAACGCAAAGGCGCAGGAAAGCCTAGGCAATTGAACTACAACACTGTTGCCAAACTAGAACTTAATGCAGTCCAAAAGAAAGTATTGGCTGAAATGGGTGATGGAAGCATCGACAAAGGCATAGAAAAGTTAATCAACGAGGCAATGTAATGGAAAATCCCGCACACTTAGCAATCAATTTCATCCTGACAAACGCACCTAAATATGCCCAATCAAAGGCAACTAGGGTGCAATTAGAGGAATATCGCAAGTCAAAAAAGGCCATTCTCATGTCAAACGAGGAGGGCACATTGGGCGCAAAAGAGATGTATGCCTACGCCCATGCAGATTATGTTGCGCTATTGTTTGAGATTAAAGAAGCAATAGCGCAAGAAGAGGAATTGCGTTGGAAACTTGAGGCAGCGAAGCTACGGGTAGAGGTATGGAAAACTGAAGAGTACACAAAACGAGTGGAGATGAAACTATGAACAAAGAAGACATTGTTCGCATAGCACGAGAGGCGGGATTTAACGCCCACATTGCCATTGAACATTTTGGAAGCTTTGGTTACATTAGCAAAGACAATCCTGATTCCGCTTTGGAGACGTTCAATCGGCTTGAACACTTTGCCGCTATTGTTGCATCTGCCGAGCGTGAGGCGTGTGCAAATTTATGTAAAGAAATGTATTTGTCAGGTGACATGGACACAGGTTTGGCAGAGGAAGCCATCAGAGCAAGGGGAGAAGCATGACATGGCCATTCCCACTATTCCCAAACCCTAAAGACAAGGGTAACAAAGTGCCTAAATTCAATCCTGATAATTTTGAGGATGCGCCCAAATGACTAAACAACCAACCATTGAAACAATTCTCTTTAATGATGAATTAGATGACGCATACGTAACTACAAGCGAAATGTCTATTAAATTTCCCGAAAGGTCTGAATGGGCTTGCTATATGTTTGGTAACAGACCAAACATTAATGATGGAATTAAATACATCCCAAGAAAAGGATTAGAACCTAACTTTTTTGTTCGTTGGATGATGAAAGTTTGTTTTGATTGCACTTGGGTTAAAGAGAAAAAAACATGAGCGGTTGGCGCAAACGAGGCTTCCAAAAGCATGAGTACTACAGAGACACAGATCTGCTAAAACTTGCAGAAGGTATGCCTTGTCTTTTAGAGGTGTCTTCAAATTGTTTAGGGGGGGAGGGTTCCACAACTGTAGCTTGTCACTCAAACCTGCTGATTCATGGCAAAGGCCGATCCATCAAGGCCGATGACCATCATTCGGTATGGGGGTGTAGCAGATGTCACACTTGGCTAGACTCATCATATGCCGACTATGACACCAAAAATCTAGCCTACCAAGAAGCCTATAAAAGACAACTTCACGCATGGCTTGATTTGGCAGATAATATAACCATCAAGCCTTGGCGTAGAGAAGCAGCAAGGCGTGTTTTAACCCACTTGGGAGTCCCATATGGACAATAAAATTGGTGATCTTGTTCTGACCTTGTTGCACTCAGCGACCAACACCCACATTTTGCACTGGCAATCAAAGTCCTATGCAGAACATCAAGCATTGGGCGCATTCTATGAAGCTTTGCCAGGCAAGGTCGATGAACTTGTTGAAGCCATTCAAGGCCGTTACGATTTAACCATTGAAATTCCCTGCGGATTACTATCCACCCGAAAAAACTGGCAAACGTGAACTGCATGATTTGTCAGAATACTTTGAAGAAAAACGCTCTGTTTTGCCACAGGACTCCGAGATTCAAAACATTGCCGATGAAATTCAGCAGCTGATTGATTCAACACTTTATCTTCTACGATTTCCATGATTTCCAATCTGTAAAAAAACAGAGGTCAAAAATTTTTGAGGGGGGGTCTTCCAAATTGGGGGATCCTCCTTTTTTACGCCCGAAAACGACCAGGCGATTATCAATATAATCCCTCAGGGGAGGGGAGACATAATCGATAATGATAATCGTCCGATTTTCCCCATATAATCGATAATATTTTGACATAATCCGAACATAATCCAATCAATTTAAGCCCCTAGAATCGATGCAAGCGCAATGATGCTACCATGCCCTAGGCCACCCATCAAAACCCGCTCAAAAGGGCTAAAAACGGCCTTCTAGCACTATTGCAAAGCAAGCGCAATCCCATGCCAATCAATGGCAAGCTTTAAACCCTTTAAACGTGACAATCCCTAGGCCAAAACCTATAGACAAAAGAAAAAGCCCCTCAAGGGGGCTAATTGGTTATTGTTTTTCGTTCATTATGAATTCGGTTTTAATGTATTCCCTCAATCGATCTTTAAAGGTTTCCACCTCTTGAGAGAAACACATTCCCGCAATATCCCCATTATTTATTTTCAATTCATTTTGAATATATAAGCATGAGGCATTAATTCCCGCTTCATATGCATCATTAATAAATTGATCTAAATATGATTCATTTAATGTGTGCCATGGTTTCATTTTATTCACCTTGAAATTGTATATTGATCTATTATTGATGCTTCTAAATCATTAACCATTAATTCAGGATCAATAATTGAAACATTGGCATAAATAGTTTTATCGTTTACTAAATGATTTCCATCATTGATTAACATTAAAACCTTTTTGCCATTAAACATAAACTCTTGAGAATGCCCTATGCAATCCCATCCCGTATCAAGTACAGTAAAACCATAATTAATAGGTGATTCACTAAACCTCATGCAATAGGATGTGATTGGATTGGTAACAAAAGTATGATCAAAAACAAAACCATACTTTCCATCAAAATCATTTTCATAATTTTCATTTAATTCAAGGGCATTCATTTTTTGGCCTTTTTAAATAATCTATCAATTTTATTCATTGCAACTTGCCAATTATTAGTTTCAAAAAGATGTGTGACTTCGTTTATTTCATCATTAT